GTAGTGGCCGTCAGGCTCGCCCTCGGCCTGGGGTAAGAACTCAGTGCCGGCCGCTGCCAGCAGTTCACTGTAGATGGTGGTCATTTCGCCTCCACGGGATGAATGCGATAAGTCTCGGCAGGATAGAGCTGATGGGCACATGCCAGCGCCTCTCCTGCGCGCCGCTTTGAGACGGGAGTTGGCTTCTCTCCGAAAGGGTCAGTCCATATTGTGGATTGATAGCGCTTGCCATCTTCGCTCTTAATTTGGACGATGTATTTCAAGATTGCATCTCCTGTTTCTTCCTGCCGATCAGGCTTACGAGCAGGTTGCATTGGGTTGGGGTGAACGTCTCGTGTCCCGGCCAGTTGTCCTCAATCAAGTTCAGGACCTCGATCATCGGAACGTGGGTTTTCTCGTAGACCTCGTCGATCATCTCGGGGAGCGTCACGCGAGTCCTACTTTCATGATGATTGCCGCCACCAAAGCCCGCGCTTGAGCATAAGTCATCTCAATGCGATCTCCTCCCAATGTTAGGACTAAGCTCCCAATCTGACCATCTGGAGAAACCGCAGTGGGGTGAAAGGTCGCATCAAGTCCTCTATCTGTTTTTTTAGACTTCATACGCGCCTCGGTTCTGCCGGCGGGTGAGTCCCGTACTTGGCGATGAACTCGTCTGCCATGCCAAAAGGGCAAGATTCTCCATGCACTTCTGGAGGGTCATCTGGGGTTATTTCCCCACACAAGTAGCAATATCCCTCTACTGAACGGTCATCGTCTGTCACCTCGTGCAGAATCCTCACAATTGCTTCGGCGTCCCGTTGTCTGTCGGTTTGGTACATGTCTACTCCTTTGAGGCTGCCAATGCAGCGCTGCGGTGGCTTGCATAGCCACTCCAAGTTATTCCATCCACTCCGAACACTTCCATGTGGGTGAGGTCCTTTGGAACCAACGTGGCCTTCTGGGTCCTGTTGAGGACGGTTATCAGAGGCAGGATGCCCAACCGGCTCGCACAAGCCGGGCACTGCACTGGCGAGTCGCCGATTGCGTCACAATCAGCGCACAGGTAGGCGTTGCGGAGGTTAACGTGCATGGGCCACCAGCCAGTGGGCCAGGACCATGATGGGGTAATGCAACTCCCACAAGCCCCAGATTGCGAGTCCTGCCAGGACCTCAAAGGCCAGCGCGTTGCGGATGCCAGTGAAGAAAGCAATGCCGTCGTCGTTCCGCAACTCGCTTACGTTCGGCCCTTCGCCGAGGACGTTGGCATGTGGATATTCGGGAGCGTGATAACGCCCCTTGGCATCGAATCCGCAATTGCTCATGACTTCGTTCGTGATCCGTTCTGTTTCGGTCATCTCAAGACCCCTTTCTGTGAACAGGATTATTAAACCACCACTCGCCGGGTTTATCAACATAAATATTATGCGCTTATTAAACTTTTCTGTTGACATGCGCAGTGGGGGTGCTATTCTCGGTTTATCAACTAAACGGTTGTTGGCAATCAACCGCATAAGGAGCAGCAAAAATGACAATCCACGAGCAACTCAATGCAGGGCAGGAAGTGGTTATCAATGGCACAATGGGCGCGGTCACAGTGCGCTATGAGTCCAGCAAGAGCCGCAACGGTAAGCCGTTGCGCTACTCAGCCGGGATGATTTTTGCAGGCAACACTCTCAACAATTACGCTTTTGGAGACACTCTTGAGCAGGCCGTCTGCTATCTCTACCAGCAACTCGCAGCCCGCGAGGCGGCAAGAGCTGTCCGCGAGAAGCTCCTGGATACGACGGACCCCGTGACGGTCACAGATATAGAGTGCGCCATTATGACCGGATGCGTTTTTGCTCTGTAACCTTTAACCTCCGCCGCGCGGTCCTTACCGTAAGCGGTAATCGCAGGCCGGGCACAGGAAAGGAAAACATGGAACTAGACTTGAAACCAATCAACACGCGGCAAGCCATCGAAGATGCGCACGCTGACCTGTTCATAGCGCTCCGCTATGGCCTCACCATTAGTCAGCCGACTGATGCGCTTGACCGTGAACACGTAGAAAAGGCTTGCGCAATATTGGACCTCATCCGCAAAGCAAACCCTCTATAGCTTCCCGCTCTGAAGAGTCTCCCAACGAATCGGCCGGCCGTCCTCGAATATCAGGATGAACCGGCCGTAGAACTTTTCAGGAAGAATCGGCCTTAGGGCATGGGCAGAGCGCAGGATAGCCTCAGCCGTCACCGGCATAGACTTCAAGGCTGACTCCTCGTCAATTCTTATGCGTCCCGTTGCCGCCATCTATTCCTCTCCCTCTGATTCGCTATCGTCCTTCGCTTCAGAATAGCCGATACCGTCCCTACACGCAGGATGAAATGGGGGGCAGTCATCTCCAGACGGGAAATCCTCGTCGATAGGGATGAGACCCGCATCTGCATTTTCTTCGCACTCTTCACAGCACCCCTCGCCAGGGAAACTCTGCTTGAACTTCTGCCCTGTGCCTTTAGCCGCCTCATGCTTGCCGTGGTTGTAGGCGTACATGCTTTCGGTCCTGCTGATGGTCAGAGCCCGAGCTGCGCTGAAGTCCTCGCTCTGTAAGATGTTGTGCTGAAGTTCTGTCGTCGTCCATCCTTCATCGACTGACTTGCTTATCAACTCTCTCAGGTTTTCGCGCGTCGTCTCTGTGATGGCGTAGCGGGCATCAGGATTATCAACAATCTCGCCCTTGTCTGTGATGCGCTTGCCCACCAGTTCCGCGCCGCGCTCACGAGCCATCTGCCGCGCCTGGTCTAAGACTTTGGTCCACATGTCCGAGTCTTCAACAATGCCGCGGTCGGTCAAGAACTCTGTGGCGCCAGCTACCGCATCGGTTTCAAGATAAGGCGTCACCTCCGGGATCAGGTCGCCCCAGTCCACCACGACGTCTATCGTGTCCTGATCTTCTGGCTTCTTCTTCGCAGCCTTCGCCAGTTTCTCGACGGTGAGTCCTGCTGCCGCCTCTTTTCCTTTGCGCTTGAGGTAGGCCGCTAGTAACTGCTCCAGTGACTTCCCCGCTTTGCTAAAGGGTTGCCGGCTTCCGTCCCGGCCTCCTTTTGCGTGGGAGTGGGCTTACTGGTACTCTTTCCGGGTCCTGACGCCCCGCCGGTGCCGCCCGGTGCAACTGGTGTAGGCAGTGCGGTCTGCGCCGCCAGGACCGCCAGCGGCATCCATCCGGTGCCCGTCTTGACCATCGGCACGTCGCCGCCCTCTACCGCGTCCAAGCCGTCGCGGTCCCGTAGTTCGTTAATCGTTCTGGCGCCGAGAGATGTATTGTCGGTGTCGATGGTGGCTTGGTCGGTTGCCGCCACTTCCTCATTCTGGTCGAACGCGTGGCCGATGTCATCCCATCCCCATCCGAGAAAAATAAGGCGCTCCATCAGGCTCGACCACCAAAGCATCTCTCCGTTGAGCCCTTGAGCGCGCATCTGCTCCTGAAGCTGCTCGGAGTTCGCCCGCGGCTCAGGCTCTTTGATGTAGGGCTTTGGGTCGGTCCTGAAGGCGCGGCAAACGATGCGGGCCATCCACTCGTCGTATTCCGACTTGAGCAGGTCGCCGGCCGAACCCTTCATTTCGAAAGGCTTTCCACCGCCAGGGATGAACCGCATCTTGGACTTGAGCTTGAGATTCCCGCTCATCAGTGCGTCGAACGTTCCTTGCCATAGCGCAATCTGCTCAGCAGTCCAGTTCTCCGGGCAGCACACCATCACATCAGGACAGGTTCCCTCGTTCCAGAAGTTGAGCATGTACATCGTCTTGCGAACCTGCTGGGTAGCCTCCATCAGGATCTGCTCAACCTCGGAGTATCCGAAGATTGGATTCTGAGCCCACCGATGCCGGGGCATGTAGACGATCTCCCGCTCGGTAAAGTTGTCCATCGGGAGGCCCTTTACGATCTGGACATAGGCCAGGGAGGGCCAGTCAGGGATGCGACCGCGGTCGTCCACTTTTGGAACGATGGTATTCCCGTCAATACATTCCAGCGCGTAGGGCTTCGTCCCAGCCCGATTCTTCCAGATGAAGACCGTGGCGGCGTCAATGGTGTACCGCTCGCGAAAGATCATCTCCATCCACTGCGGGTAGGGTACCTTCCGGTCAGGCATCTTGAAGAAGGCGTTCAGCTCTTTGATGCGCGGGTCATCCTCAGACTTCACGCCCTTGGCCGGGTTCTTCAGGACGAACTTCCACGGCAGACTCACCAGCTCATCGACGCGCGCGCTCAACTCATTGGCGATGATTCCCGAGCCCCGGACGATGCCCCGTAGCATCTCACCCAAGACGATATGCCGGTTGACGATCTCAAGGTTGTAGCCGGTAGGGTAGTCCCACTCGCGAGCGTCCACGATAGACGGGGGGCCGAACGGCGCTACGGGCTGGTAAGGGCTGAAGCGGTTGCGCTCTTCGTCTACGTCGGGGATGAAGTCGGAGGGGAGGAGGCGGTCATCGGGGCCAGGACGGTCGTTTTCCGGATCCCGATTTGGCAGAGTAGGCCGAACGCCGCCGCGATTCCTTGCGTTCAAGAGTCCATACCGCGGATTCAGGAGCGTCATCGAACCGCCTGTAGCGTCCGGCATCTTCTGCAATGCCTTGTCGTTTAGACGTTTGCCAAAAACTGTATCGTCGTTGATCTCTGTCGGTTCGTCCCACAAGGCCATGGTGTGTGCTCCCGTGGTCTAGTGTATCAACCGATAGGGATTCCAGTTCTTTTGTGCATTTCTGGGAGGTGGCCGTTAATGCATCCGCACCCTTGGCATACCGATTCCCATAGTTTACTTCTCCGGCTTATGAATACCGTGGGGTTTGGCGGAAGAATTGGCGATTCCATGTGCTCCCGGAAATACCCAGTAAGTCTAGCCCGATCATCCATGTACGGTATCAAAAATGGACGCTCATCTTTTCCATAGAAATCTGAATATTTCATCGCTCCTCACT